TAAAGCTGATCCCGTAGATTGCAGCGTTATTCACGCTCCAAGACTGCTCATTGGATGACAGCCTAAACACGCCCTGTGCGGCCTCTACAGTGACAGGAGCGTTGTTTGCTATACTGGTGCGCACGTTGGGCCACACATCCACCGTCGCGCCCCCTATGCCGCCTGTGTCGGTATTTGTAAGCACCTTGAACAACTGGCGAGACGTGCCGCTGCCGATCTGCATGAAGTCACCCGCTTTTAAGTAATCAGTCCGATTGATCGGTGCGCTGTCAATGCTGATCGTGTTGCCAGATGTGGCTGCGCCGTTGACCAGTATAGTGTCCGCATTCCGCGCCGACCCCATTGGGATAAGTGCCAGCGGATCGCCAAGGTAAAACGTGCCAAGCTGACCCTTGAGGGAAACCAGCCAAGCGACCCACTGCTCGGCATCTGATCGCCTCATCGGCGGCAAGGTCACATCAGCCTGCCACATCTTGCCTGCATATTCATGCGCCTGCCCAGCAAACGTAAACGGGCTGCGCGAGTAAGCCACCGCATTAATGGTGCGAAAATCAATTTGCGCGATGCCCGTGTGGGTCGGCAATGCCAGAGGATAGTTTATAGCCATTATGCAAAAGACCTTCCGTAAGAGCCGCCACGCAGCTTGGCATCGGCAACAGCGGCCTTTGTAGCTTCAACCATCTTCGGCAACATTGAATTGACCTCGGCTCTGCTGACACCGTTGCCAAATGTGTTGTTCTGGATGACTGTGACGCCATCGCCGCCGCCGCTTGCCATGTTGTTTGTTTGCGCCGCGCTTAAAATGCGACCATTCTGTGATGGCACGAACAATTCCCGTCCATGCTCGCCCGTCATATACTGCTGACCCGCCTGCACAGAGCCGCCAGAAGCCATTGGGCGAAGTTGTGGGCGGAGGCTGGTTGCTGGCGCTGCTGAACCTATACCACCAATGAACCCAGAGATAGCACCGACAAGCTTCTGCACAACAAGCACGCGATACAACTCCTTGATGATCTGCGCAGCCATAGACTTGAAGGCGTCCTCGGCAGATGCAGTGCCGTCAATCATGCTCATAAAGGCATCTTCCATGCTGCCCTCAACGGTACTCATGATGGTACTTATCTGGTCAGCGTTGGCCCCCAATGCTTGAAGCGCTGGAGATGTCTGGGCTAGATTATCAAGCAGTCCTTGCGTTTCTGCTTTAAGTTTAGAGGCAGAGCCAGACAGTCGGTCTGAAGCCTCAATCGGTACGGCAACACTTTCGCCAAAAGAAACCATGCCACCCTTGGATTTTGCCAGCGCATCTTCAAGACTTTTAATGTTTTCTACTGTTCTGTTGAATTGATCTGTCAATGCTTGATCAGATTCAAGCATCCGAGCCTGCTCAGCACGCAACTCAACAAGGCGTGTCTCCACATCTGCATAAGCTTGAATTTTAGACGCACTGACCAAAGTGTCTGGAGAGGCAGAAATAGATCGTGCCGCATCCTGCGCATCAGAAATCGCGCTTACAACTCCAGCGTAAGCGTTTGAACCCAGAGCGATTGCTTTTTGTTCAGCCAAAGCCGCTTGAGCGTTCTCATGTCGCGATCTGGCTTCCTCAAGTTTTTTCTTTGCGGCCTCGACTGAGACAGCAGTAGACCTTCCAAGTGCAATATCAAGTTGCTGTGATTGCGTGATCTCATCGGCCATCGCTCTGACTACATTGTCAGTTGCAATCTCAAGATCGGTGGTAGGGTTTACAAATTCCTGCACCGCCTCAATGGCCGCAACAATGTTTGTCACAAATTGAGCAACAGCAGTTGCAGCCCCGACAAGGATTGGTGCAAGGTCAACAAGAACTTGGGACAAGTTAGCGCTTATGACCTTTGCCATAAGAGCAAGTTCCCCCTTTGCTTCAGCGGCGTTTGCGATCAAGTCCTCGTCCAACACAAATCCAAGCTGATCAGCTTTTTGTCTCATTTCGTCTATTGCAGCGCCGTTGTTCTTAAATGCAGCGACAAGTGCCGTACTGTCGCTGGCAATCCCCTCCATGTAGAACGTCATTTCAGACTGAGAAACATTTGCTTTTTCCAGAGCAGAGACATAAGCGCCAAGCTTCTGGTCTGAAGAAAGATCAGCAAAAGCATCAGCCGTCAGCCCAACTTTAGGCGCAATATACTCAAAGAAATCTTTAAGCGGCCCAGAGCCAGCTTCCGTAAAGTCACCAAACTTGTCGTTCACATCCTTCAGAATGTCGGCCAGTTTCTCTTGGCTGATCCCAAACTGCGCAGATGTAGCTGCTAAGATTTGAAACTCATCCGTCGCCACGCCAGACAGCCTTGAAAGGTTTCCTATCTCCGTCGCCATATTTAGAGCGCCGTTGATTGCTTGAACAGAGAAAGCCGCTGCCAGTATCGGCGCAACCCGCTTTGCCGCAGCCCCCAACATTTCAAACGACTTTGAAGACTTGGACAGATTAGCCTGCGATTTCTTGGCAAATTGCTCAACGCGCTTTTGACTGCGATCCATCGCCTTCGTGAACTCTTTGTCACGGGCGGAGAGAATAATGTTTAATTGTTCTGCACTAATTGCCATCTATTCGCTCCACAAGATCACGATATTGCTCCGCCGTCATGGCTTCAGAACCTGACTTCTTTGGTGAGTGTGCATCATTCCACCCCCCGAACACAAGCCAAGCGTCCTTCGGGATCATATCACGGATTTCATCAGGACGTAAGCTTATGACAATTCCGTTGGCTATCATGCCGCGAACATTTAATCGCTTTGGGGCTGGCTCACTGGCTTTTTTTTTATATCTGCCTCTTCTATTGCATCAGGCATGAATGCAACGCCCAGAGCGGCTTGAGCAATTTGGAAAAGCCGCATCAAGTCAGCAGGCGAACACTTGGCAATAACTTCGTCTGCTTCGTGGTCTTTCATGCCGCCGCCAACCAAAGCCAGAGCCAGCAAGTCGCGCACTTCTTGGCTTGAAGGCTTTTGACCACGGCCAAAGAAACCATCCCAAACTTCAAAGATGCCTCGGTGCTTGTCCTCAAAGCGCTCAATCTCACGATTGCGCAGCAAAAACGTGTAAGAGGTGTCGCCGATATACTCGACGACACCTCCACGCGGCGCTTCAGCAGTTATGCTCACTTATGCCGCCGTAAAGGTGACAGCACCATTGCTTTCAAGTGAAAGCGAGTATGTCACGCCGCCTTCAGTCTCGCCGCCAAACTCAAGAGATGATATGCGAAACGCGCCAGCGTATGTGCCAAAGTCAGGAACAACGATCTGCATATTCACCGCGTTATCAGCAGCCATTGCGACTGTGTTCATGCGTGCCTCTGCGATGCTATCCTCAAAGAAACCATCGCCAGAAACAGCCACGTTTTTAAGTCCAGCCAAGGTTTGAGTATAAAGTGCGCCTTCGGGCGCGGTGCAGTCAGGGGTGGTCACATCAATGGATGAGTTGTTGATTGTGAGTGACTTTGAGTTAAGCCCACACAAATTCGTGAAAGCTTCAGATGCTTCGCCATCGCCGATCTTAACCAGCAGGGCGCGTCCAAGTTGTTTAGCCATGATCGGCCTCCTTTAAAAGCGCCTGCCCAGAGCGCGGAAGTTTAGGCGGTATCAAGCATCGCTTGAAGTGCAATGACGGCAGTGTATCCACGGCCATCACTATCTCTTGTGACAGAAATTGTGTCAAAAATCAATTCCACCAATGTGTAGCCAGACACCGTAACAGATGTCTCTTGGCGGTGCAGGGCAGCTTGAATGGCCTCTGCAATCTGAGTTGCCTCAACACGGCCAGACGCGCTTTGTGAGTGTGCCTCAAGGCTAATATCCACCAAGGCTCCCTCTGCGGTATCTGTGTCAAATGCGTTTGGCTGTATCGTGTTGAAACGCAGATATGGAAACACAACATCCTGCGGAGGCTCATCATAAATGCGAGTTGATACAATATCAGTAACGCCGCTTGCCGCTTTTAACGCTGCGAGAATGCCTTTCTGAGTCGCCAGTGCGTAACCATCAGCCATTCATCGCATCCTTGATTGCTTTGTTCAGATTGCGCTGAACTGTGCGTCTATGGCGATCTGCCAGCATAGACTTTACCTCTCGGCGAAAGTTGTAGCCAAATTGATTTGGACCCCAACCGTAGTTGATCGAATTTGCAGCCAATCCGCTATCTGCATCGCCATCGTAGAAGTTGATAAAGCCAAATATCTCCCCCTCACGCGTTTCAACATTGCCGTTGATGCCAGATTTAAGATCACCAGATAACACAGGCACAATCGACCTAGCTTTGCGCACGCCAGTGTTCACTGTGCGCTGAATAGACTTCTCAAGGGCCTTGTGAGCCTCTTTAGGAAGGTCTTTCATCTGACGCATCAGCTTTTTCTGGCCTGTAACCCTCACGATGCCACACCCTTTTCAAGAACGAACTCAATTTGAGTGTCCTTTGCGTCAACTTGCATTACATCCTTGATAGCCCAAGTAATGCCGCGAGCAATGACGCGATCCGCCGAAGTGATTGCAGAAGTTATGCTGTCAGATCGAACGCGCATGGTGGCAAGTGCGCGATCCTGCAAAGCGCCAGCAGTGATACGCTCACGGCCCTTTTGCTCGCGCAAATCAGCCGATCTGACGGCCAAGTCGGCCCATCCGCTATACACGTTGCCATAATCGTCAACAGCGCCTTCAGTGAGGCGCTGGAACGTGACACGTTCTCTGAGCAGGCCAGCCTTAACCATACCAACTCTCTTTGTGGATGTTGATCAACTCCATAAAGCCAAACGGAATGTCCGCAAGTTCGTCCATCTGTGTCTGCTCTCTGTTGTCGTACCAATGCCCAACAAGCAGCATGAGTGCATGGCGAAGGGTTGCTGGGATGTCTGACGTGGCGTCACCGTAGCCGACCACATATTCAATTTTAATGGCATCGTCACGTTCTTGCGCAACGGGCCAATTAAATCCAGATTTCGGCTCGACCTTTGTCTGCTCTGGAACTCCAAAGACGCTATAATTTGAAAGCGTGTCGGTCTGCAAAGTGCCGTTTTCATCATAATACTTCACAGCAGTGACGCTTTGAACAGGGCCAAGACGAAGCACAACTGATTGGTTTGGATTTGAACTCATCCAATCAGACCAAGTTTGCGTGATCATTGCCTTGCCAAGAACGCCCTGTGCGTCAGTAAAGGCCACCGCAACGGCAATCAGTCGCGTCAGCAGGTTGTCATCGTCAGAATGCTCGACACGAAGCTGCGCCTTCACCTCAGACAAAGTGATCGGGGTCGCCGCTGGTGCGGTGACGATTTGAGTCTTGAGGTGATCTGGCAATGACATTGCAATCAGTCCTTAATTGCTTTTCGAGTGGCAATCTTTTTGAATGCTTTCTCAACTTTTACAGGCTGAACTGGCTCGGCAATGCCAGCGCTAATGTAGCGCAAAGCCTCGGCTTCGTTGCAGTCGATGATGTCGCCCTGATTGTGAGAAAAGTCGATTCCAGCCATTGATGTCAGAAGTGTAACCTTTGGCATTGTATGCCCTCCAGAAT